AGCAACACACCACTACCGAAGCTCAGGTCAAGGCAATGGAATTTATTAACGATCACGCAAGCGAGCTAGGTATCATGACGCTACGCAAAGCGTTTGAGATTGGCTACCGCAGAGGTGTGTACGCAGAAACATGGAGACGAGATGCCAAACATAAATCTTAGGGCGGGAAACCCAACCATTGTTCAGGAAGGGCTAAAGGAAATAGAACCAACTACCGCCAACGCTTTAGCCGATCATGTTGATCTACCTAGAGCCACTGTAAATGCGGTGATTGCAGAGATGTACAAGCTGCAAATGATCCACGTATGCGCTTGGGCGAGAGGTACGGGCGGTGCGAGGTTGCGTGTTTATACAATGGGCAAAGGTGTGGACTCACCACAACCGATTAAGGCAAGCAAGATAAAACAAGACTTTGTACCCGCAGGAACCCCCGAAGCAGTATTAAAACCAAGGTGCGATGTAGCCGCCGCATGGCTTTTTAAGGAAAAAAATGAACACTAAAATTACCCCCAAGAAAAAAGGCCGAGGTAAAGCGGTTAAACCGGCTATGTTATGTACAAGCATTAGATTGGAACCAGAGATTTTAGAATATTATCGTCAGCATCACCCCAACACAATGCAAGCTGTGATGCGTAAGATATTAAAAGATTACGTAGAAAAAAATACTTCTTCACAACTCAACCTCTTCCCATGAGCGTCTAGTTAAATGGTATCCATCGTAAACCCATCTTGTATATGTGATTAGCGGTGTGGTGTTAGGTCTAGACAACTGCGTAAGCGCACTTAACACCTACTCTCTCAAGCCCACGACGGGGGGCGTGTAATATACTAACCCCCCATTTTATTTTCATTAAGTACTTGACAATGTAAAAAATAGGAATATAATAAACTCATGGCTACCCCCGAATCTAAAGTGAAAGCTAAGTGTACTGAGCTACTGAGAGCTGTAGGCGTGTACTACTTTTTTCCTGTAGCAAACGGTATGGGTAGAGCAGGCATCCCCGACATCATTTGTTGTGCGAGAGGTAAGTTTCTTGCTATCGAATGCAAGGCAGGTAAGGGTAAGACCACAGCACTACAAGACAGGGAGTTAGCTGCAATTCAAATGGCGGGTGGTGTGGCGATTGTAATTAACGAAAGCAACCTAACATTGTTAGGCGAAACGCTAAAGGAGATGTTGACATGAGAGAGGACTTTTGCACTGCTGTAAAAATTTTATTGCAACGTATGGAGACGCACCCCGAAGAGTTTTACGAAGAGGTCAATCCAAATCGAATGGTGAACAGCCCTAAGTGGGGGAACTTGCTGTCACAGGTGGTGTCGCTAAAAAATGGTGGTGACATGCGGGGTGAGGCGATATTCTTGACCGAAGCAGAAAAAAATGCGTTGTACAAAGGTTATGTCAAACTCAGACGTAAGGCACTTGATGACTATGTAATGCGTGAGGTGTTGTCGCCCGAGGAAGATAAACAAAAAGAACTATCACGTTCTCTTACAAATTCGCTAGAAAAAACAATTTCTTTATCGACATCAAGCACAAGCAAGAAAAATAAACTTTACGGTGGTGTTAATTACAATCAGACATCAACACCTGTATGAACATAATTACACTTGATTTTGAAACGTACTACTCGCAAACGTACAGCCTGTCAAAGCTTACGACCGAGGAGTACGTACGAGGCGAAGAGTTTGAGGTGATTGGCGTAGCTGTAAAGGTGAACGACGATGAAACGCAATGGTTCTCAGGCACAGACGCAGCGATCAAAGAATTTCTCGGAAGTTTCGACTTCGATGACAATCTTGCACTTGCTCACAATGCTATGTTTGATGCCGCTATTCTTACTTGGCATTTTGGTATTCACCCTCGCGGTTGGCTTGATACGCTTAGTATGGCTCGTGCTATTCACAGCACAGAAGTGGGTGGAAGCCTCGACAAGCTTACGCAGCATTATGGCTTGGGTCAGAAAGGTACAGCAGTGGCGTCAGCGATAGGCAAACATCGACTAGACTTCACACCCTACGACCTAGCTGAGTACGGGGAGTATTGCATCAATGACGTTGAGCTAACACGTAAGCTATTTGATTGCATGTCACCAGAGTTCCCCGCATCCGAGCTGCGGCTCATTGATCTAACCATACGCATGTATAGCGAACCGGTATTAGAGTTGTGCGAAATGACATTAACACATTATTTAAGTGCGCTTGTCTCTAGCAAAGAAACATTGCTTGAAGCCGTGGGTATGAATAACCGTGATGCACTAATGAGTAACGATCAATTTGCACTTGCGTTAAAAAATGCTGGTGTCGAACCGCCGCGCAAGATTAGCTCCACAACAGGTAAAGAAACGTGGGCGTTTGCCAAGACCGATGAAGGGTTCAAAACGTTACTTGATCATGAAAGTATAAGAGTGCAAGGATTGGTAGCGGCCCGTTTAGGGCTTAAGTCTACGATGGAAGAGACAAGGGCTGAAAGGTTTAGTAGTATTGCTAAACGGGGTAAGCTGCCCATACCCCTGCGTTATTACGCTGCGCACACTGGTAGGTGGGGCGGCGACGATAAAATAAATATGCAAAATTTAGGGCGTACGTCGTTATTAAAAAGTGCTATCCATGCGCCTGAAGGCTACATGATGATTGACTCAGACTCATCACAGATTGAGGCGCGTACGGTGGCGTGGTTGGCGGGGCAAGATGACTTGGTGCAAGCGTTCGAGGATGGTAAGGACGTATACAAGATTATGGCGTCAGCGATATACGGTAAACCCGAAGAAGATATCACTAAGGAAGAACGGTTTGTAGGTAAGACTACGATTCTCGGTGCAGGTTATGGCATGGGTGCGGTTAAGTTTCAAGCTCAGCTAAAGACATTCAATGTGGAGGTAGAAGCCGAAGAAGCAGCTCGTATCATTCAGGTGTACCGTGGAACATATCCTAAGATCCCACTTTTGTGGAGGGAAGCAGGTAAGGCACTCGATGCAATTGAAGACGATAAAACCAGTGAGTTAGGGCGTAAGGATGTACTGGTTGTAGATGGTAAAAAGGGCATTCGTATGCCTAACGGTTTATATATTAAATACCCCAATTTGCGTAAGCGCACGAACGATGATGGTAAAGACGAGTACGTATACGACACCAAGCGTGGTAAAGCGGTTATCCCTAATAAGATATATGGCGGCAAAGTTGTGGAGAATGTATGTCAGGGGTTGGCTCGTACTATTATTGGTGAACAGATGTTGAAGATTGCCAAGAAGTATCGGGTGGTGATGACCGTGCATGACGCAGTTGCTATCGTTGCACCTGAAGAAGAAATTCTTAACGCACGGGAATATGTTGAACTGTGTATGAGAATACGCCCATCGTGGGCACTAGACTTACCATTGAACTGTGAAAGCGGACACGGTAAGTCTTACGGAGAATGTTAACCCAAGGAGAAGTAATGGAAATGCGTGACTACTTTGCGATACAAATTATGCAAGCGTTAATTAAAAACACTGCGGCGTTACCTGAAGATCATGAATTTAATTTTCATAATGCTATTGAATTTGGAGTTAATTTTCATTTAGATATAGGTGGTGCAGGAGCTGACGCAGATGAGAAGTTTACTTGGGCGCAATATTTAGCTGAAGAATCTTATGAAATTTCCGATGCGATGGTAAAAGCACGAAGTGCTAGAGAGCTTTGGGATAAGAAGTGTGAGGCAGAGAAGGAAGCAACGAAATGAACGATGAAGACCTGAGAGACTTGTTTGCGGGGTTGGCGTTAATGGGCATATTGGGCGGGCGTTCATCGTTCGGATTTAGACCCGACACGGTATCAGTCTTTGCATACGAAACCGCGGACGCAATGATTAAAGCCAAGTATGCTGAATCTGTACCTGAACCCGAAGAAGGGATTACAGCTATTAAACACCTGAACCCGAATACAGCTATTAAACCTAAGCGTAAGAGGTCAGTAAATGTACCCCCCACTACAGATTAAAGACATTATCGAACAGGAACAAAAAAACATGGGTAAGTCATCGGTTACAGCTAATGAACAACAGGTTGGCGGCGACCACTATAAGACTGAGATTCAGCCTTGGGACTTTATCGTTGCAAACAACCTTGGATATCTTGAAGGTAACATTATCAAATACGTTAGTAGGTGGAAAGATAAAGGCGGTGTGGAGGATCTAAAAAAAGCACAGCACTACTTGCAAAAATTAATTGAGATAGTAGACAAATGAAAGCTCAATGGTCGTATAGCAGCCTGAAAACATTTCAGCAATGTCCTAAAAAATACTACCACTTAAAGGTGGCGAAGGACATCGTGGACGAGGGCGGTGAAGCTGCAAACTACGGTAAGTTGGTACATAAAGCTGCTGAAGATTACGTACGTGATGGTGTACCAATCCCCCCGCAGTTCGAGTACATGCAGCCAATCCTTGACGCACTTATTGCAATACCCGGAAAAAAGTATTGTGAAATTGAAATGGGTATCGCCATTCGCAAGGGTAAGTTTGTAGCCTGTGCGTTCGATGCACCTGACTACTGGTGGCACGGTATTGCTGACTTGGCAATTATCGACGGTGGACGGGCATGGTTGGTTGACTACAAGACTAATAAAAATGCAAAGTACGCCGATACTAAGCAGTTGGACTTACTTGCTGCGGCGATGTTCTTGCGCTTCCCTGAATTGCTTGAGATTAAGTCAGCCTTGGCATTTGTGGTAAGCAAAGAGTTTGTTAAGAAAGAGCATCACAGTTTTTACAAGACTAGGTACTTAGAGGTTATGAAACCAGAGCTTGACCGATTGGAAGCGGCGCTCGACAATAAAGTTTGGAATCCAATATCAGGCCCCCTGTGCGGATTCTGCCCTGTGTCTACTTGCGTACACCATAGAAAAAGGAAATGATATGCCATACGTAAACAAACCTCGTCCATACGATAAAGAGTACGCCGACTACCAAGGTACTCCTGAACAAATTAAGAAACGTGCTGAACGTAACAAAGCACGGGCAAAGATGATGAAAACAGGTAAGGTAAGCAAAGGTGATGGTAAAGATGTTGCCCATGTAAAAGCCATTGACAAAGGCGGTTCGATCAAAGACGGTCTGCGTGTCGAAGACGCAGGAGCTAACCGGTCATTTAAACGTGACTCCAAACGTAATCTGGTTTCCGAAGCTAGCGTAAGAGAACGTAAGAAAAAATGAATGATTACAACTGGCCCGGACAATTTATTCCGTTTGCACATCAAAAAGTAACCTCGGCGTTCTTAGCTGAAAGACCAAGGGCATTTTGCTTCAACGAGCAGGGGACGGGTAAAACAGCGTCAGTTATTTGGGCAGCTGATTATCTTATGAATGCTGGAGTAGTACGTAGAGTGCTAGTGGTATGCCCCCTATCAATTATGAAGTCCGCATGGCAAAACGATTTGTTTAAATTTGCTATGCACCGCACTTGTGATATTGCGTACGGCAATAAGAAAAAACGTGCTCAGATCATTAACGGTGGTGCAGAGTTTGTCATCATTAACTTTGATGGGTTAGCAATTATTAAAGATGACATCAGGAACGGTGGGTTTGACTTGCTCGTAGTGGACGAAGCGTCGGCGTACAAAAACTCAACAACTGAACGTTGGAAAGTATTGCGCGACTTGAACAAAACAATCCGGGGCCTTTGGATGCTTACTGGTACGCCAGCAGCCCAATCACCAATAGATGCATTTGGTTTAGCGAAGCTTGTTAACCCTAAAGGTACAGTGCAATTTTTTGGTCAGTTTAGAGATCAAGTCATGTACAAGGTTGGCATGTTTCGTTGGTTACCTAAACCTAATGCACAAGCTGTGGTGCATGCTGCACTGCAACCGGCGATACGGTTTGAGAGGGATCAATGCTTGGATTTACCAGAGGTAACGGAAGTTGAACGTGATGCGCCATTGACCGCGCAGCAGATGAAATTCTATCGCATGCTTAAGAACGACATGATTATGAAGGCGGCAGGCGAAGAGGTTAGTTCTGCCAATGCTGCAACTAACTTAAACAAGTTACTGCAAATATCCGGTGGTGCAGTTTACACAGATCACAAAGAAGTCGTTGAGTTTGATGTGTCCAACAGATTGCAAGTAGTGCTTGAGGTAATTGAAGAGTCTAGCCATAAGGTACTGGTGTTTGTGCCTTTTACGCACACTATCGAGTTACTTAAAACGTACTTAATTAAACACCACGTAACATGCGAAGTTATCAATGGCGCAGTGCCGGTTAACCGCCGCAGTAGTATCGTTGATGACTTTCAGAAAACTGATAATGTGAAGGTACTTATCATACAACCTCAAGCAGCATCACATGGTCTCACGCTTACAGCAGCTAACACAATCATTTGGTACGCACCCGTGATGTCGGTTGAGACGTACCTGCAAGCCAACGCACGTATTAATAGGCCCGGACAAAAGAACGCTATGACTATCGTGCACATCACAGGCAGTGAAGTGGAAGCGCGTGTATATCAAATGCTCACCGGCAAAATTGGTGATCATGTAAAAATAATTGATTTATATCGACAAGAGATTGAACAAACTTCTTGACAAAGTAAAAAACATAGATATAATAATAACTTCCTTATAGGAGAAATTCATGGAAGCAACGGAAAATAAAATATCCGCCGAAGAGTTGGCGAAGGTATATATTAAGATTCGTGATGCAAAGGAAGAAGCGGCTGAAAGACACAAGCAAGAGATTGCCTCGTTCAACGAACAGCTCGATGCTATCTCAAGTGAGATGTTAGAACTATGTAAGTCGCTAGATGTATCCAGTATGCGCACGAATGAAGGGACAATCATTCGTAGAGTAACGACCAATTTCAATACAAATGATTGGGGTTCAATGTTCGAGTTCGTTAAGGAGCACGATGCGTTTGGACTATTGCAGCAACGGCTACATCAAAGCAACATGAAGCAGTTTTTAGAAGAGCACCCTGAACTACTACCTCCGGGTTTGTGGTCAGAGAGCAAATACACCATCGTAGTTAAAAGAAGCTAATTTTTCAGGAGAAGTAACAATGAGTAACATTTCTATTTTTAACCAAGAAGTACCAGATTTTCTGCGTGGCTCTGAGCTTAACGACTTGACCAAATCATTGGCGGGTACTCGCAGTGGTAGTCGTCGCATTTCAATTCGTGGCGGCGTGTTTCGTAAAGTAGTTGGCGGTGAAGAAGTTGGTAAGTTGTCTGGGCGTGAAATGAACGTCATTATTGTCAACGCACGTAAAAACGTTTCCCGTATTTATTATGCCGGTAAGTACAACGCTGAAGAGATTGTTCCTCCTACATGTTGGGCAAATGACGGCGATGCTCCTGACGCTTCCGTAACAGACAAACAAAGCGCTAACTGCGCAACATGCCCGCAGAACGTCGCCGGTTCTGGTGAAGGTACTAGCCGTGCTTGTCGTTATCAACGCCGTATTGCCGTGCTGCTTGAAGGCGATATGTCTGGCGATGTGTATCAGCTTACGCTACCCTCGAAGTCGGTCTTTGGTAAAGGCGAAGGTAACATTCACCCGTTCGAAAGTTACACAAAGTACATTGCTGGCAATGGGCGCAACATAAACCAAATTATTACCCAAGTAAGCATGGACTTAGACAGCGATACAGCTAAGTTGTTTTTCTCACCAGTGCGCCACATTAACCATGAAGAATGGGAAGTTGCCGAGGCTGCTGGGAATTCAATCGAAGCTAAAAACGCAATCACGATGACTGTTGGTCAAATGGATGGTGTGAAGAAACCCTTGGCGTTAGGTGGTAAGCCGTTAGTAGAAGAAGCTTTTGAAAAGCCAGTAGCTAAGGCTAAAGCTGTTGAAGTAGAAGATGCCGAGATTGTTGAGCCTGTTAAACGCACAACGAAGAAAGCTGACGCCGCACCCGCAGCTAAAGCAAATCTGGCTTCCGTAATCAGTGCATGGAGCGATGCGTAAACAATTATGAGCTACGGATATAGTTCAATACTCGTTGAACGGAACAAGAAGGCGGATCGTCGTCATCTTGGAGTAGCTCTTGGACGCAAATGCATAGCCCTCAACATTCCAGTGTCAGACCTCGCAGAGCAATTAGGCGTGAGCCGTATGACGATATACAACTGGTTTGTGGGGCAGCATGACCCCCAAGCACACTACGTTTCTGCGATTACGGAGTTTCTTCGGAAACTTAAATAACATTGGGTATGGACTAAGGGGGCTTGCCCCCTGTCTACTCGTCTCTGGAATAAATAGATGGATACGTTTGACCTTCTCGATGCCGTACTACCCGACAATGGGTGGTTCGCTGTAGTTGGCATTAAGGGTAAATCCATTAAACAGGAGATAGTTCAAACTCGACAAGAACTTGATGATATTGCACAGAAGTTTATACAGGAAGAGCGCAATGTATTTTTTGGATGCGCTAAGTACGCAACAGATCAATCACGTACAAAAGCTAACGTACTTGCGCTCAAGAGTATGTGGTTGGATATTGATTGCGGGGAAGCAAAAGCAGCAGACGGTTTAGGGTATGCAACCCAGACCGAAGGGCTGACCAAGCTCCAAGAATTCTGTAAGTTAATCGGCTTACCTAAACCAATCATCGTCAACTCAGGGCGTGGATTGCATGTGTACTGGCCTTTTACAGAAGTCGTAGACAGAAAGCAATGGGAACCTGTTGCCGCTAGATTAAATGAACTGTGCAAAATACATAACTTTTTAGTTGATGCGAACGTATTTGAGGTTGCGAGAATTCTGCGTATACCTGAAACTCTTAACTTTAAGGACAACCCCCCTAGCGAAGTATCTGTATTAACCATTGGGGAACCAATTGAGTTTGATGCATTCTCTAAGCTGCTTGGTGTAAAAGATACGCCAGCTTTATCAATTTTTAATACTGTACCGCTTGTACAAGAGACAGGGCTTAACGCCCTAACCCAATCACTTGCGGGTAACACGATTCAAAAGTTCAGCAACATTATGGTTCGTGGAGAGCATGGATGCCAACAGCTCAATCATGCCTTTATGAACCAAGCGGAAATACCAGAACCGCTTTGGTGGTCGTCGCTAACTGTAGCTAACCTATGCGTAGATAGAGATAAAGCTATCCACATGATGTCTAGCCAACATCCTGACTACGACCCAATTACAACTGAACGTAAAGCTACACAAGGTGGTGCAGATTCAGGGCCTCATCGTTGCGCTACGTTTGAAAAACATAACCCCGGCGGCTGTAATGGGTGTAAATGGCAAGGCAAGATATCGGGGCCAATTGCTCTTAGTAAGGAAGTGCTAGAAGAACAAGAGGAAGAGTACGAAGTTGAAGTAGAAGTCCCAGAGGAGGATGATCTTAATATTGTTGACGTAGGATCACCACAGTACAAAATACCTGCGTACCCGAAGCCTTTTCAGAAAGGGCCAAACGGTGCTATATACCTACCACCCAACGGGGAAGAAGCCGAACCAATCTGCGTGTACGAGCATGCATTGTATGTTGTTAAGCGTATGCACGATCCCGAGTTCGGACATGTGAACTTGTTAAGACTGCATCTGCCTATGGACGGAGTAGTGGAGTTTGTTGTACCGCAAGCAATTGTTGCAGTGAAAGAAGAGCTACGAAAGGTACTTGCTAAGAACGGCGTAGCTGGAACCCCCGCACAAATGAATTACTTGGCTACGTTCGTCAACTCGTTTGTTAAAAATTTACAGTATTCAAAGAAGGTTGAAATTATGAGAACTCAATTTGGTTGGATAGAGAACAACACTAAGTTTGTACTTGGTGATGTGGAGATTAGTAAGGACGGTACATTCGGCAGTCCGCCATCTTCAGTTACTAAAAACATCGCGCAGTATGTAGGCCCTGTTGGAGACTTTGGTAAGTGGAAAGAAGTATTTAACATGTACGCTAAACCCGGCATGGAACCACATGCATTCGCCGCACTGACTGCATTTGGTGCACCACTGTTTAAGTTTACGGGTTTGAAGGGCGCGATCATTAACGTGATCTACAAGTTCGGTGGCACAGGCAAGTCTACTACGTTGTTTATGTGTAATAGTGTGTACGGACATCCTGAACTACTTGGTTCAAACTGGGATGACACTCGCATGGCTAAGATGCAACGGTTGGGGGTAATGAATAACCTACCATGCACAGTTGATGAGATAACTAGCCTAACCCCCGAAGAGTTTTCGTCTATGGCGTACAGCATGTCACAGGGTCGTGGACGTGATCGTATGGAGGGGTCAACTAATAAGCTACGGGATAACTCAACTACGTGGCAGACAATGGGTCTGTGTAGCGCGAACGCATCGTTCTATGAGAAGCTTGCCAGTGCTAAGGCAGGCGGTAACGCAGAGATGCTACGCTTGTTCGAGTACGAAATATCTCCTAACAATCTTATTTCAACAGAAGATGGTAAGCGCATGTTTGACCATCAGCTTAAACAGAATTACGGACATGCGGGTGAGATTTACATTAAGTGGCTGGTTAACAATCTGGAGGAAGCAGTTTTAACGGTGTTAAAAATCCAAGCCAAGATTGACTCTGAACTCAAGCTTACCCCTCCCGAGCGATTCTGGTCAGCAGTTGCGGCGTGTAATATCACCGGCGGGCTAATCGCCAACAGCTTAAATCTTTCAGACTACGATATGAAAGCAGTTTACGCATTCTGCTGTAATACTATTCAGGGTATGCGTGAAGAGATTAAGACTCCCGCAGAAGATGCAACCGTTGTAGTGGGTGAATACATTAACCGCCACATGCAGAACATCCTCGTGGTGAAAGCAGACATCGACAAGCGTACCGCAGCTAGCTCTATGCCAACGCTCGAACCTCGTGGGGAGTTGCTCATCCGCTACGAGCCAGACACTAAACAGATGTTCTTAGTAACCAGCAAGTTTAAATCGGATTGTGTAGAACGCCAGATCAATTACAAGGACACGCTTAGAGAACTAAAAGAACGCGGTATTCTTGTAGGTAACCCCAACAAGCGTATGTCTAAGGGTATGAAGATTACATCACCGGCAGTGCATACGTTGCAGTTTAACTGTGCTAACTCTGGCTTTATTGATATGGATGGCTTGATCGTGTCGGAGCTAGATGATGCGAATAGAGACGCTAACGTATAACGTTAACTGGAGTCGGTTTCGTAGGGGGAGTTCGTTTTTTATACCCTGCATAGACTGCGACAAGGCTAAGAAAACTATTCAGGCTATCGCTAAGAAGCAAAAAGCTAACATTGTTATGCGAGCAGTTGTAGAAGAAGGAGTAAGGGGTATCCGTACTTGGCGGGTTTAGCAGTATACTGACCCCGTTTCTCCTTGAAACACTCTCCTTTTCCCCCACCTCAGCAGTGGGGGGTTTTTTATTTGCCCATGATCTGTCTATTGTATTTAGCCGCTTTCGAGCGGAAGTACTCAGCAAGTGTGTCATCTATACGATACCCCCGCACAGACTTACCCGCTTTTTCTAGCGCAGATTCCCCAGACTTTATTAGAGTATCACTGTCGATATATATGTTGTCCACTGGGTAGCGTTTGTTATGCGCAACAAGTTTTTTCTTCCAATCGGCTAATACCTTAGCGCGATCCTCGGGGTCTTTTTTGGGAGAAACTACCAGCTTTCCGTAATCTTCTAAAAGAGCCGCTCTTTTCTTTTTGGCTATTACTTCTTGGTTTTTATACTGAAAATTATGGTCTTGTATAGCAGCGGCGCGGGTACTACTGATACCTGTAGCTTGCGCAATTATGTTAGTAGTAGACAATTCATCTGCCGATAAAATAGTATCGCCCTTACGGTTTTTTACCCCTTCTTGACGAAGCTCTTCACCCTTAAGCGGGTTGCCGTAGAAAGGGCCTACTAATTTAGGAATACCCTTCAATATGTCACCTTCTAACAGGTCGTCTATACCTTCCATAACTTTTTTCGAAGCTCCTGCCGCAGGTGGCATCATTGCTTCCGCATGGTTAAGCACATACTCTCTTATGCTTTCGCTTTCTCGTACAGGTTTAAGCCATATACCATTAAGTGACATACGCGGGCCAACGTTAGCATCTGATAAAACTGAAATTGGCCCCCTTTCAATCATTGTAGCTACCGAAAATCTATTTCCATTCTCCCCCCCAAACGTCATGCCCCCAAACCATCGAGGTAAAAACTCGTAGCGGAAACGCATGTCGGAGTTCATAGCAGAAAACGCATCTTTACTTATACGTACCCGTTTATTTTCAGTTTGGCGTTTTGCAAATTCTTCAGCACCCATTTTTTTAGCGGCTCTGTTCAAGTACCCTTCTTCATCTTCAAAGCTATCTAGCAGCGCGTCAATCACGCTACAAATAACGTTGTAAAGAGGTAGACCAGTCGCGCCGTAAAACAGAGTACCCATTAGTAATATACCGCTTAAAAGGTGGACAGCTTTTATAGCCTCTTCTTTCCCCTGAGTACCCGCCACTTTTAAAGTATTTTTAACTAGAACCGATGTAACAACTGCCGGATACATTTTGAACTGTAGTAGCATTTTCCCCACACCCTGCATTACTGGGGGTCTACTAAAGCGGTCAAACCGCCCCATATATAATTGCACTACACTGACCGCTTTCTCCACGGACTTATCAAAATCACCTGACTTTTTATATGCAAGATCGAACGCCAGCATGTAAGAAATTTCACGAGTCAAACGTTCCGCACTAGAAAACAACCCCGAAGTAATTTGTAGTGCTAGTCGTCCACTCTTCTTGTATATTTTATCTACTGCACTATTTGGTGTGCGGCTTAGATCGAATGTGTTACTGGTTATACCTTGCGCTAGAATGCCCAGTGCAAGAGCTTCATTAAAGGCTCGTTGATATATAGGGTTACTTCTCACTAACGAAGACTCTTTAACTGTTGGAGGTATCATCCTACGAACCCCATCAGCATCTTCTTCTTTAAACCCCAGTGATTTGTATACCGACATCCACTTAGCAAGTGCTTTTGCCGAATTTGCATACCCAAAATTAGTGTTAAGGTCAGGCATGATAAACAGCGGAATGGCAGATGTTTGGATTATTGCGGAACCTACCCCAGTAAGCAGTAAATAAAACGAAAGTTGCGTAGTAAAGTTAATTGCCGCACTTTCTGGTTTTGGGTTAATTTCGTCTAAAGCACGACGTTCCATCTCGTTAACAAATTCATCTAACTCTGTTTTTTTTGTGGGGGACATTTTGTAAAGACTGTCTTTTGCCCGCTGTACCCCTTCAAGAATTTCAGGTGCGTAACGTAATTTAGCCACTTGCGAAGCAATGCGTGTAGCCGAGGTTTTAAAGTTACGAAATATATCTCTACTGAAGCCTGTAACATTATCCGCGTGTATATAGTTTTTACGGAAACTTTGTTCTGGTAACGTCGCCAAGTAAATTTGGTATAGCTCGTCTTTGAGATTCTCTTTGTTTACTAGCGGAGTTTCCGTAGCTGTCTCGATGGCGTTAAACATCTCCGTAAGCATCTTGCTCTCAGAAACAGCACGGTCACGGTCGCCCTTATCATCTAATTCACGACGTACTTTAAAGATATCTCCGTTTTCTGGGTCAACCTTAAGTTGTCGTGCGCGTTTATTAATAGCATCTTGACGTTCTTCTTGTGTATCGTAGTGATAAACTTCCCTTCTCTCACCGC